CTTGCCTCTTAAATGTCAGGGGCGCATAACGCTTTGCGTGTTCCACTGTTTCTGCGTCTGCTCCACCTGTGGCTAGTGTTGTATTCGATAGGGTTCCGTTAACTGTGGTTCTTGCTACACTCTTCGTTGCAGGGACTGAAGTGTTGACAGCACCACGACCTAAGTTTCCACGGGTTCCTCCTCCAACTCTATATTGAACAAAGAATGAAGATCCATAATCTGGACTCGCCCCTAGTGTTCCATCGCCAAATAACACAGTGGCGTTATAGTCATTATCATATATTACTTCAAACACGCGATCATTTGTACCAGAAGCAAAATAGATATTATCCACCTCTCTATATGCTCCACTAGCTGCGGAATCATTTGATGTGATATACACTTGAACACTGCCGTCAACAACAGGCCCTTGTGTTAGTGGAATACTTTTTATGGCCTCGGTTACTGAAAAATCGCCAGAGTCTGTAACTAAGGTTCCCTCCTGCATCACTAAATTAGTGTAGACCGTTGATCCGTCTAAGGGATTTTCTGACTCGTTTTGAAATAGCTCGATATTTCCATTAGCGTTGGCGGTGTCTACAAGACCATTCACCACCTTATAAACTGTAAATGCTAATGCTCCACCATCCTCTGCTGAGTTTGTTTCTATGACCCTAGACGCTGGGCTCAGAACTAGGCTGCCGCCATCCTCTGCTTCATCAAATACAATCTTACACTCAGCAGCAGCAGAGAGGGGACCACGCATACGCACGCCGATTAGCTCTAAAAGTTTTTTAACACTCTCTCTGTCCCTGGCTGTGGACAGGAAATTTTCATTAGCAAGCATGTCTGCCTTCAGACTCATCACTGAGCCCATGTAAGCCACAAGCTCTATGAACATCATCCCTAGATCAGACTCGACAAAGTATTGATACTCGTCAGTGTAAACAGCTTTTATGTAATCAATTAGCGAGGCTCTAAGTGTTACAAAATCGGTAGCCGCAAAATTAATATACGATGGCTTTTTGTTAAGTGGCACCGTAGCCAACTTCATAAAGTCCGATGTTATTCCCCCAGAAAAATTCATTTAATTATAACCTCTACATCTATTTCTGCTAAGTCTTCTTCAATCAATTCTAGCAGCAGACTTATTTTTAATGAGTTTCCGCCTGAGGGTCCTAAAGGTCCCAGTGGAGCAACTCTCAAAGCCGAAACTCTAACTCCCTTAATGTATCTATTGATTGAGAATAAGATATCTTCTTTTATAGAATTAAACAGTGCTTCATCTAGGGGGCTAAACAGATACTGCCTAAGGTTAACACCATAATTAGGCAGCATTAATCTCTCTCCTTTTTGGGTGCTTAGTAGCTGCTTGACTGCTCCGCGAACCGCTTCCAAGTTTGATACCCTTCTAAAGAATCCTCCTCTAGTTTTATTTTTTCCTATAGGAAACCCTAGTCCATATATTTTTTTAATATTAGACTTTGTTTTATCTATGGATATTCTCGTAGGAATGACCCCATGAATAGTGGTTGTTTGATTAGCAGCCATTATCTAATATTTTTGAAGAAGCCCTGTTGAGCGTCGTAATTCTTTTTGACCTCTACACTATTTAGAGGCTTAGAGTAGAATTTAAGGCTTCCGATATGACCACGAAGACCACTGATGACACCGCCTCTAGCGCCACCACCCATGAAGTTGCCATGCTCGTACATGCCGTCTGTATAGCCGCCTCCGACAATCCAAGGAGTGTAGAAGGGGTTTAGCTTTGGTCCGCTGTGAAGCGTTATAGGGCCGTCTACGGAGGAGCTATTATACTCGAAACTATTGTCCTTTTTGAAGTTAGGTAAATTTGGTGGGATGTGTGGTTCTGTAGCAAAAGTTTGGGACAGAGAACTTGTCGCCATTAGCCGTCCATCCGCGTACATGGATAGCTTATCCTTTAGAGGATCAAACACAACATCAACCAGAACAAACTTAGAGTCTACCGAAGACAAATCTTGTTGAGCAGAAAGGTCCACCTTCATTTTATGGAACTTAGGTGATTCGTAACAATTTTGTGAATCACTATTAATAAAGTTCAGCGATGAGAAGTCTCTAGATTGAGTTGGCGCTACAAAGAAGCTTAAGGAAGACACTGGGTCATTATCAAAGTTATTGTTACTAAATGCAGAAGCGTCCTGAGTAATCCTCCTATCTCTAGAGAATCCAATCAGCATTCCTCGGTTGTAATCATTGCCTCCTTTATTTGGAAGATAATCAAGATCTAATGGATTACCATCCCCATCTAGCGCGGAGGTTCCTGAGGAAGAACCCACATTTTCACAACCTAAGAGCACTTTGGTCAGTGAAGATGTTGTGCCGCTTAACCAGCCTACCTCTCCATCTCGTATGTCAGGTACATGGACCCAGCACTCCATAGTAAACCCACTAACTCCGTAGGTCAAATCTCTATACTCAGGTGTATCAGGAAGTCTTACAAAGGAGCCTAGGCTAGATGCTGCTGCGGGCTCGTTTGATTTATTCTTAACTATACCCTCTAAGTAAGGAATACTCAGACCAGAAAAGAATACATTAGATCTATTGGCCGCGACCAACTTAGCATTGTTATACTGATCGGGGGTAGCACAGTTAGTAACCTTAAAGTCCACAGATGATGGAGTTACCACCTCAGACTCTAAGAAATTATAAATGGCAAACAGCTTATCCGAAACTATCTGGTCAGTAAGGGATAGTACCGTACCCGAGGGGCTCGCTGATGGAGTGTAGATAATACCGCCCTTGCCTACGGTAGGAACATTCAGATGCTCATAACTGATAGACCTTGGTTTAGGTGGTGCTTTTACGAACTTTGGATTGATAGGTAATACAATACCATCAACCTCTGCCTGCTCAAAAACTAAAGCCTTCTGCTTTTCTAGATCTACAACTATATTGTAGTCTCCTAGGTATGCAAAATCATTAATAGGTATTTCGCCTGGAGCGAAGAGAGGCTTGTCAGTGTTACCATACAGTTGAGGAGCTTTGACTGCAACCTCTAACTGCTTCTTTCTTCTATTGATTTTGTGATTATGGTTAGCTATCTGAGCCGCGATAATAGATCTTTGGTTCTGAGTTATCGAGGAGTCGGTTCCATAATCATTGATCATGTCTGTTAGCTCACCCGACAAATCATATATATGCTTGTCTCTCTGCTGTCTTAGGACAGCTAGGAAGTGATCAGCTTCATAGTAAAGCTCCATGGCTGTGCTATCATCAATCCTAGCAGGATCAAATAGATTATCAGCAAACTTATCTAAACTATCCAGGGATATGGCATCACCCTTTCCTCCTAGGTTAGGATCATACTCATACTTCCACAGGTCTCCTGCTGCAACAGTTCCTGATATGGCAGCATACACTGGGTCTAACCCTCCCGATCTTGCATCGTAATACAAACCATCTGAGGTTAATACAAACTGCCCCTCTGATGTTATAGGGGGGCCAAATACTAGTCGGAATATATCTTCTTCTGATTCTAGTTCTGGGTCATCGGCAGCGACAATCTTATATGGTGTGCCTGAGAGTATGTTTCTTATCTCAGCAGTATCAACGAAGGTAGGCTCCTTGCTTGGATCTGACGCACGCTCATCTAAGATAGAGTTGATTATCTCTATGGAAGAAGCGCACCTATTTGAGAAGTCTTGAGACACAGCTAGTTTTTGCAAATCTGCTCCATATTGGGCGTTGATCAGCGCGTCCTGCTCTGCTTGCGATAGAGTCGCTGACTGATTTGCCGAGTTACCGCTTTGGAAGTCTCTAACCTCCTTGTACTTATCGAAACAAGCTTGGATATCTTGGATTTGATTCTCGATATCCTGATAATTGGCGTATAGTTGTGCGCCAAAATCAGCCGCATAGTCTATAGCATCTAAGAACTTTCCAAGATCGCTTAACCCCTTACTCTCGTCTTCATCTCCTCCAGACAAAGAGCTAATCGATTTGAATCTAATTCTACCCTCTTCTGTATCGAACTCGATGATACCTGTGTTAAGTGACAGCTTTTTGAATATCTCTGCTGTAACCTCATCGGCTTTCTTCTTTCCACTTCCAAATGAACTCTGTGAGCCCTGAAGAATATCTGAAGGTAAAAGCTGTAGAACATCTCTGGTTAGATCAAGCATACAACTAGGCAAGCCATAGCTCATCCCTATGGCTTCTAGAGTGCCCGTGCCTGTCTCACCTTTTACGGATAAGAATGTTTTTAAATCAAAAGATGCCATCGTATTCCTCTTAGTATGTAGTTACTCCCTTAGAGCCGTACTTGTTTTGTGAGCCACCAATTGTAGGTGGTGTTGGACTGACTCCCGCTGGTGGGTTAAGGTTAATATTTGGTGCGCCCTGTATCCCTACATCACCACCACCAGCTTTCATGTTTATCGCACCCCCTGCGTTTACATTAAAGCTTCCATTACAGTTGATATTAAGATTCCCTGCGGAGTTAACATCTAGTCCTTGCGACCCTGCGGCTATCTCAATCTTGCCTCCCGATTGAATGCGAATAGTTCCATCACCAGCGACTCTAATTTGGATAAGCTGATTCTCTACGGAGGCGTTGGGGCACTCTATAAATATGTTTGATGCACCCTCACCTTGAGAGGTTGCAAGCACATTTACATCTCTGTTATAGCTTTGTATATTTACATTCCCTGCTAGTACGCCCGCACCTGACGCGGCCCCATCCCAACCGCTGGCCCTGTTTAGTAACTGAAGTTCTCGACCTCCATTGTGAACTACAATATCAGTCTGTGATTCCATGTTTATCATCTGCTGAGGGCCTGTAGTTTCTAGTCTATAAGCATTGTCAGGTGTGCCTTTGGAAGTTGGGTTAGCTGTTAAAGTTAGCTTACTAACACCCTCTGCTGAGTCACCAGCTTCCATTATTATGCAGTCTGTGTTTGGAGAATCTACTAGAGCTAATCTTTTTCCTTTTCCTGTTGAAAGCTCAGACTTGATGTTCATATCACCCTGTCCTCGCTTCTCATAGTATAGTCCTAATCCATTACCAAAATCATCTTGGAAAACTATTCTATGAGGGTCGCCAATTCCTGCGCCTGTTGTACCGCCATAATCTGTTACTCGATTCGATACTTCAGTTTTAGAGGACTCTAACCTTGCTCCATCTCTTAAGCCCACGACCTCAGAGTCGAAAGTGGACCCCATGTAATACCAATCATCATCCCCTGTGGGCTGGCATACTAGAATTACGGTGCCTTCGGCAGGCACAGCACCAACTAAGCCACCCTCGTTTCCTCCAAGGAAAGGGGTGCAGTGGTTAATAGGTAATTCTGACATGCCCATGTATTTTACTTTAGCATAAAACACTTGGTTTGCATCAATGTCATATCTCTCGGTTACTTCTGCCTTGGAAACTATCATTATTCAATCTCAAAAGTGTCTTCTTCTTGGTCTGCCGCGAGGGCAGTAAGCATTTCTTGCTTGGTTAAATCAAATTCCGATACCATAGCCCCATTCTCTATCGTATGTCTTGCTCTGGTTATCAAGTAGAATCCAGACAGGAAGGTATCTGCTAAAGAATTCTCTGGTGTTCTCGCAGATTTTACTGGATTGAATCTAGAAAATAGCAGTATTGGGCTGCTTATATCGGCATAACTTGATATGTGGAACGCTGGTAATGTTTTTATTGTAATACTAAGTGCTTGCTTATATAGTTGCTCTGCAAACTCGCTTAGTTGAGTGATTGGATCCCCTGGTAACAGTTGATCTATCTTATACGCAGCAGAATCTCCCCCTTTCTTCAACATAATATCATAGTACGCATACAATGCTTGAGCTTGTAAGGTGGATTGCACTAATTTTGGTAGACTGTTCGTATTACCCTGTTTAGATACGAGTTCTTTGATAATCTCTTCTTTAGCTTTTTCACTATTTCCTAGAGAGTTGTGACGATTTCTAATGTAGGCAATTACTGACTCTGGTGTGGGTAGGTTAAACTTTGTATATTTGTTAGATATGACACCCTCATATGATGCAGAAGCCTTCTGTAAGACAGATTTAGCGAAAACATTGGTCAGTTCTGCCCAGTATACGGGGGAGAAATCAAACTTCATATCTATGACATTTGGATTACTTGTATTGTACCTAAAAACATTGATATTATTATCAATTAGAGATTGTTTTAGACCATCTCTTCTATTTATGTCATCATCAACATACATGAAATCGTCTGGAATGAAGGTTAAGTCCCCAAACGGTCCTGCATTTGCGTATTTCTTTCTTACCACCTCAAATACTTTTCTTCTGTAATCAAGAGAAAAGCACCTCTCGTCTCTTGGGTGCATTGGGGGCTTGTAATCGACTGTCTCTCCTCCTAAACCATATAAATACTTATTTATCAATTCTCTGTCGCCCATCACAATAACAGGTCTATCTTTTCTAAATGGCTTATTTTGGTAATTAAATGGTGAGTTTTGGGTGTACTGCTCTTTGTTCGACCAGAAATCAACTAGGTTCTGATCGGTTTCATAGAAAATATTGAAAGTAAACTTAGAAAAGTTAAGTCCTTTAGCATTTTTATAAATTTTATTTACTAGATCGCGGATAGATTTCTCATGATCAGGGATGCCTTTTGTCGATGTGGTGTTCATCGTGGCGTAGAACAGCTTTTTCTTAAGAAAATGCTCTAATTTTGCTTTAGGGTTTTCAAAGTTTCTGCTCTCTTCTACTCGAACTTGCTTGTTAAATATATCTTGACCATCTCTGTCCTTACTAGCCAAGTGGAATCCAAAAGCAGAGCAGGCTTTCTTGGCTTTGATGTAAGCTGAAATGATCTTATTTTTAGTGATTCCATCGACTATATTCAATAAAGACTTTGTAGCTGCCCCTTGTAGAAGTCCTGCTAATCCTGGGCTATTCTGTAGTAACACTCCAAAGTATTCGGACAATAGCTTATTACAGTCTGGTAGCAATATAATTACATTTGGGTTGCCTGTGGCCTTTTTTACATAGTTTTTTAAAGTATCTACCAATAGTAGGTGCAGGTCTATATCAGGCTCTGACATGTCAAGACCCGCAGTATTTGAACTTTTGTATACCTTGGTAGTTTTTCCCTCAAGAACCGATAAGAAATCAAAATCTCCTGAGTTTGCTTCTAAATCGTAGGTTACTCCATCTAAGAGTAAATCTACTGGGCGGTTGGTCAGATCAGTTCTATACGCCTTAGACAGCGATTTTGGCTCTGCTACCCCCTTTATAGTTAACTTGCTTGCTCCATCCTCAGATAGCTCTATTCCCACTATTTGAATGACATGCGGTCCTGACCAAAGAGAAATGTCATCACCAACGCCATAGGTCACAAACAGCTTATTTTGATAATCACTAGCCTTTTCCTCAAACCTAGCCATAAACGCCTTGTAGAAATCTTTATGCTTTTCTAACTGCTGCGCTTGTGTGGCTATAGTTCCTGCTAGTTTTTTATCAGGCTCAGTGTCATCTAAGAAATTTAGATTTCCAGCAAATAAATCAGCGGAGTTTGTGCTGATCATCCTCTTTTCAAACACCCCTTCAGGATCAATCAACTCAATGAGCATCTCATTGCTGCCTCCCAATTCGTGAGAGAAACTTATAAAGTTAGGATTTGATTGATTGTTAAATAGTAATAGATCATCGGAGTCTTCAATGGACTTGATAAGACTAGTTAAGGAATTGTCTTTTAGTAACAATTTCCTTAAAGCTTCACTGTTGAAGCCTACGATAATGTTTGCCGAAGGTATCATGTCAAGATAGGTATCAGGATCTTTTCATTTATATTAAAGCCTTCAAATGGATCAGAAATATTATTTACAACCATTAATAGCCACCAATTTTTTGGTGTACCATAGAACACTTGAGATATTAGGTCAGGTCTATGCTCATACCCCTCAGGGACATAGCCAACCTCGTACTCGTAATACTCATCTATGTTCTGAAGAATCTTATCGTAAACTTCTGAGTTAACTATGGTTAGAGTATCTTTATTAAGATGCTTTACCTGCACATAATCCAGCGCGTATGGCCCTCTATTTTGCTCTATCTGTGTCATTTGCCGAAGTTATATCCTGGGTCTAAGGTCTCAATGTGTTCCTTGCCTGATTTGAAGATAACTTCCCATCCAGCTAAGTTATCTCTCTTTACTAT